ATTAAATCCGCCTTTTATTCTTGATTCTTCTATATGAACTGTATTTTTAGAAGCACTTCTAAGAATAAATGTATTAAAAAATTGTATGTCAACTACATATGCCATATTATAAATTATTACATTTTTTACTTTATTTTTAACCTATACTTTTATGAGTAACTACACCGTTAGAATTTGTTTTAAATACAAACACAGCTGTTTGGGCTGGGCAAAAACTTGGGCCGCACATTGAATAAAACAATCCAGCGCTATTAAATGTAGCACTTCCTTGAGCATTAGAATATACAACGTCATCTATATCTGGTAAATCACCTGTGCCATTATGCCAAACTTGTATTCCAGTAGGTTCGTCTACTGCTGTTGAAGCTGCGCTAAATCCATTTGAAGATCTATAAAATTGAGTAAAAGGAGATCCTGTTACGTTTATAGTTAAATTTGTATTAGCGCTTACTGCGTTTGCAACATCTGTTGTTTTTAATACTAATGTATCAGACATTCCGTTAGATAATGTAACACCTGCGCTTATTACGCCTGTTGTGCTATTTATCGTATATCTACCACTATTACTTTGCGACACTATACTAAATGTTAGATTATTAGTATTTGCACCTGTTTTAACACTACCATTAGTTCCTGTTATTGTTATACTAGTCGCTTGATTTGCTTGTACAGCTGCAATGCTTCTTGGTGATGAACCAACATTTATAGTTGGATTTACATTTTGTACAGATACTGTTATATCTTTTGTATGCGTTTCTGTTGTTCCAGTTCTAGTTGCTGTTATATTAATAGTATAGTTATCAGCTGCGGTATTTTTAAATTCAAAAGTTGTATTTGTATTTAAATTAGAAGTACTTATTACAAAAGCGCCATCATGGCTAGCACCTAACCCATCGGTTATACTATTTATTACAAAACTTGCTCCAGGTGAAACATTGGACCCGTCAGACTGTTGTGCTGATAAAACACCTACTGTAGTTCCAGAATTATTTGCTTCAGTAAATGTTGTACTAGTAATTGAAATATCAGTTGGGGCAGCGCCTGCGCTTGCTATAATTTTACTATTTAAATCTTCTAATAATCCACAAGATGATGTTTCATAATATATATCTAATACAGAAACAAAAGGATAAGTTTCAAAAACATAAAAACTAAAATTATTTGAAGCAGCTTTCCAGCCTTGATGAGCAGCGCCAAATCCATCCGGTAGTTCACCCATTAAAGGGTTTTTTTCAGAATTATAAACTTCTGTTAATACATCATTAGCATTACCAGCGTCTAAATCATCTGTTAAGCTTTGTTCCCTAGCTGTTCCTATAGATGTAACTTCTATAAAATCTGTTCCATCTAATTGAGCTAATCCAGTAAATCTATTATTGCCTGTTAAAGTTATATTATTATCTGTAACTTTTGGCAATAATCTAACTTGAGAACCTTGAGTTCCAGTTTCAATATTTAAATCTGTTACGTCTCTGGGCACTTTATTTATATTATCCCCATGTAGATATATAAAAGACCTCTCATCATTTAGATTTGTAGGTGTGCCTGCTTGTAATAACTGAGGTGTATAAACATTATAATATTCTTGTTCTGTTTGTTTAACAACAAATCTATAAGAATACCATCCTAATGGATTTGTGTCTGTATCATATCTATCATTTCCAATAGTTTCATTAAACGTAGCTCTTAAACAACTATGATTCCAAGAATTAGAGCCATTTGTAACTACTGTAGAACTTGACTGCGGCGAAACAAATGTTGTTGATTCTTCTGGTATAATTACTGGGGATTGTCTACCGTACCTATCTGATAATACAATACCAAGTTGATATGTTCTATTCGACTTTACGGAAGACAATAAATATTCTTTATTTTGCACCCCTTGATCACCACTTGTTACTGTAAACTTTGAAGCATTTATAGTGTCTATTTCTCTATTTTGTAAATAATTACCGTATATTACTCTATTACCAGATATTTCTTGTGTATTAGCTTTAATAGGTATTACATCATTAACTCTTATTAAATCAGCTTCAGGTAAAGTTTTTGTAGGTTTTGTAGATTTATAAACATATTCGTACACATATCTTAATTTAGCAGATGTGCTACTAATAACTTCTATAATCGGTTTTATAGTTATTGAACTATTAACTTTTATTCTATCTACTACTTTTATTGCTGCGCTATCGGATTCAGAATATAATATTTCAATTTCTTTTATTTTTAATTTATTTTCCCAACTATATGGTGAACCTGTTCCAACATTAAAAAAATACAAATTTGTATTGTCGGCTATTGCAGGGCTTATAGCGGTTGTTGTATCAAAATCAGTTGAAGTAATGCTACCAGTAACAACATATACTTCATTATTAGAAGTCATTACTATATTGTTAGCTGCAATAGTTCCAGATCCAGCAACAGTGTCTATAACATGGTTTGTAGAGCCGCTTAAGCCGGAACCATTATTTACTTTAGCGCTTTTATGATTTGATATATTTTCATCAAACGGTAATGTAATTAATAAAGTAACTTTATTAGCTTTATTTACCATGCTATCAATAACAGTTGTTTTTGCGGCGTTTTCTTTATCTGTTGCAGTTAATATGCCAGCCATACCACTTCCATAAGTACCATCATTAAACGTTTGACTTGCTTTACCTGGATGAAAACAATGCTGAGTAAACGGCGACATTAATGAATATTCATTATTATCATATTTAAATCTATAACCAAATTTTATAAATTCTTCTTCTATATGTTTACTTTTTATAGATGCGTCATATGCTAATGAAACTATAGGCGCAGCATACGGAGCATACTGAGCTACACTAATTTTATCTTCTAAATACCTATCGTTTTTGTAATGTTTATTAGTGTCATCAGCTTGATCAACAGCTATTCGCCAATTAATTCTTCTAGGTTGATTATAATTATCTGTCCAAAATAATAAATCATCAAGCTTATTAATGTGAAGTATTTTATAGTTTTTATTAAAATTTAATCTATAACTATCTATAAGCAGCTTAGGTTGAGCTTGAGAGTCAACATTTGCATAATATATACGGCAATTTTTATTTGATGGAGCATAAGTTACAGCTGAACTATTATTAGTACCAGCAGCCTCAAAGTCTGTTACAAACCAAAATATATCACCAGTAAAAGAATCTGCAAATACACCTATAGTTTTATAAGCGTCTCCTAAATTTAAACTATTAGCGTATAATTTAGCATTACCCTTAACATTTTGTACAGTCCCTATATCTGAATTTTCAGATTTAGAAATTGTTATATTTTGAGCGTCTCTATATTGTCCATTAGGTATTAATCTATCATCAAGGTCTTTATTCATTTTACCTTGAAGAAAATTGTTTTTTATTTCTGGCATTTATTATTATTTAATTACTTTAGACTTGCCTCTCATAACCTGAGTAAGTTCGCCTAGTTTTAAACTTGATAATCTTAATTTAGCATTTCGCATTGCCGCTCTTCTTTCTTTTCTAAACCTATTTATAATAAATTCTGGGTAATTAGCTTTAGTACTCGCAATAGCATAGTTAATATATTTATACATTGCATCTTCTGCAAATTTATGCACTTGCATTTCGTCATCTGTACCTAAGCCATCTGATATATATTTTAAAGTAATTATTTTATTTGCTAAATCACTTGAAAAACTAATTTTCCCATTTAATTCATCAATTACAAATACACCATTATTTTGAGAACTTTCAGGGTCTAATCCATAACGACCGCCAAAAACGTGTATTCTATCTAAACTATCATCATGATCATAACCAGTATTTCCTCCAATATCATTTCCTGTTAACTTACTAATATCAAAATCTTCAAACCTAGTATTAGTAACAGGTGTTCCTGTTAATAATGTTCCGTCGGAATCAAATAAATATTTGTAATCATCATCTTGCAATATAGATTCAGATGGATTTGATGTATATCTAGCCGGATAAATAATATTTTCAATACCCGCGTCATCTACATAAGACATTCTAACATAATGAATATAATCTTGAGGCATAGGCATTGAAAGATTAAGGCCTAGCTGTATTTCTTGTATTTTTTCAATTCTTGATATATCATAGCTAAATTCTTGTATACCTCTTTTAGCATGAAATAACACATCAGTTCTTTTAGCATTGTTTATAAGCTTTCCATCTCCAACGTATGCAATAATGTAATTATTTATTAAATCGTTTAAAGATATATATCTATAACTACCAAATCTTTCAGCTTTACTAATTTCTTTTACAGTTATAATTAATCCTGTTTTAGGGGCTCCGCTAGATTCTAATACGTTTGTATTATTTGCGTTACCTGTAAAAGTTACTGTTGGCGAAGAATAATTATAATTAGCCGTATTTATTTCTTTGCCATTTACGAATATTTGTATTTCATTTTTTGCAGACGGTAAAGTTGGGAAAAAAGCTGTTGTTAACGTAAAAGCTGTAGCGCTTCCGTTACCGGTAAAACTTTGTGATTGGCTATAATAAGCCTGCTGTGTTGTTGTTCCTAGTAATCCCATTTATTATGAATTTTGTAGTTGTATTGTTTTTGTTTCTTCTCCGCCAGCTGCTTGAACAATAGCAGGATCAGATATAACTAATCCAGCATATTTTAATATACCTATTATTAATTCAACTCTATCAGATTCATGTAATGTAAAATCTACTGAACCCGAGCTATTATAAGTTAATGCGCCATTTGAGTCAGCTGAACTATTCCAAACCGGATCATTAGGTACTTTTATATATTCAATAGATATACTTCCCGTTAAAGAAGGATTAGTTATAATCTCTGTGTCTGTTTGATAATATACAGGAAATGATGTTGTTGGTTTTGTTAAAGGTGAAGATAATAAGTATGATAAACTTTTTTTATCAACTTTTTCTAATTGAATAGTTTTATTAGTTATACTAATATTTATTGTTTTATATAAATCAGTTGGTACGGCAACTTTACCATTAGATAAAGTTAAATCATTAGCTTTATAAAATACGTCTATTTTTTGTTCAATTTTTTCAGGTATATTACCATAATCTTCTACAAATCTTCCAGCATTTTGTTTTATAACTGCACGATTATAATCATGAAAATTTCTGTCTAGTATATCAAGTTGCACTTGAGCACCTATTCTTTTAAATTCATCTGGTGTTAAAAAACCTCTTGATTCTTTATTTAATATTGATAATACCGTTTGATATACTGTATTTACATTAATTGCCATAATTTTTATTTATATAATGATTAAGCCGCATATAGCGGCTCAACCACTATAATTAACTATTTAACTCTTTTTTCAACTGTTTGATAAACTTCAATTCCTTCGTCAGTTTTAAACCATGCAGCTAATGCTGAATATGGATTTTCATCGAATGGAACTGTTATAAGTTTTCTTCCTGTTGATGCCCACGTAAATGTTCTTTGATCATTTGAAAGATTAATAATATTATTTTCTACAGCTTTTATACCTATGTTTCTAATATTAATATTTTCGTCATTTGCTAATTCTAAGAACAACACAGGGTTATTCCTAGCAAATAATAATAAATCTCTTTTAAGCTCCTTAGAAGTCATCTTAGATACTTCATTTCCTAATTCTGACCTCAATATTGCTTCTGCGTGATCAACATCAATTGTTTGCGCTAAGTTTAATGCGCTAATTTCTAATTCAAGCACCTGTAAGTCATCTTGAGCAATTTGAGCAGGATTATGTTCTGCAAATTTTTTACCGTTGTCAGGGTGCATTGAAAGAAATTTTTGTAAAATTTGTTTTTCTTTTGGAACATAAAGCTTGCCATCTCTAAAAGATATGTGGCTCATTCTTTGTGGTCCTTTCATTTCATCTGCAAATACTGTTTTTTGATTTTCACAGTATTTTATTTCTCTTTCGTAACCTTTTTCTTTATCAAACCATAATATACCTCTGCTTTTTATAATATAAACAATAGGTGTTTCGTTTATGGTTAGTTCATATAATTTATCTTGTATTTGTGGTTTAACCACTTTTTTTGATGGAGCAACCGTAACAGGTTCTTCAGCAGCCATCTCTGCTTTTTGTTTTTTTGCCATAATATAATATAATAAAAATGTTAAAATAAAGGCATTGGGTGCCGAAGCACCCGTTACCTTTAATAAATATTAAGAGTCAAATCTGATAAAGTTGTTAGCAGCTTGTACTACTAAACATCTTTCTGATAGATAGTGAACTTCCATCTTGTCAACTCCAGAAGCGGTAGCACCACCTACTGAACCTGTAATCCAAGTTTTCATTTTTCTATCATCAGCTTCAGAAGCTCTATATCTTACGTGTAAGAATGGTCTTTTTACATTCTTACCAAGATTTTGGTCATATACTGAAGATGTACCCGCTGGTACTAATACTCCTTCTAAGCCACCAACTAATCCTCTAGTTGACTTGTTGTTTAAGTATTTCCAGTCAGTTTTATAGAAGTCATAAGAACCTCTTCTGAAACCAGAAAAACCTAAATTTAAAGCCATATCTTGAGAGTTATTGAATACTCCAAAAGATGTACCACCGTTAAAGTTAGCATTAACAGCTCCTAACATATCATCAATACCTAAATTAGCACCTCTATCTAAGAATAACATATTTTCTTCAATAGCACCTTGCTCATCTAAGTTAGCTAATAATGTGTCAAAGCTAGCTAATACTGGATCAGTATTATCATCAAAAAATCCAGTACCAACAATACCTCTTGAACCAATAGCTGCTAAAAGACCTTCAGATCCAGTAGGAGCATCAGTTATAGAAGAGAATACACTACCACCGGCAGATTTTTCAGCTTCTACCATTGCCATTTCTAGGTAATCTTCAAATCTTTTAGAAGTATCTCCTTGAGATTTTAAATACCATAGATACCCTGATTGTCCAGCTTCACCTGAAACTTCTACCCAACCAATTTGAGATGCGTCAGATCCAGAAATTTCAAAGTGATCTTTAAGAATCATTGGCTTATTAGTTAATGATAAAAAGTTAGGCTCTATAGATTCAACCATAGTGTCTGTTCCTTTTTTAAATTCAGAACCGTAAACAAAGAACTTGATTGCTTGATTGTCAGCTGCAGTAATACCAGCAAGGTCATCTACATGCTCAGCTGCATAAGGTCTGATTGTTAATGCAGATGTTGAAGCCTCAGCGCCTGCAGTTACAAGAGCTTTGAATACAACACCATTAACAACTGCTACAACAGTAGCACCTTTTCTTACCGCGTGAGCTTCAGTAGCTCCAGAATCAATACCAGTAATTGTGTCAATTTCTCCTGTTTCGGTTTTAATTTCTCCGTTATATGCTAAGTGTAATCTACCTTGCTCAGACCAAATAACTTGATCAGACGCCATAGGCATTTCAGCACCTAACATTTGAATGAATCCAGAAATAGATCTGTCTCCATACTTTTCTACCTCAGCTTCATAAAGCTCAGGAAGATATTGTTTTGTCCAACCATCATTTCTTATATCTAAATAAGACCCAATAGTTGTCATTTTTGAAGCAGAAGGAGTGACTAAACCGCCAGTTCCAACTGCAAAATTTGTTGCTGCCATTTTAAATTAATTTTTTTAATTAGTAATTTTTAAGTTTAAATTTTAGCTTAGAATTATCATCTCCTGATATAGCTCTTACTTTTATACCGCTAGTTTCAACATAACCGTCCGAAGTTTTTCTAGGATCCATATTAATGTTCTTAGCTTCTGCGGACATTTGCTTTATAGCATCTGCTTTACCTTGCTCATAAAAATGATTTGCTATTGCATCAGGATTAGAAGCAGCAAATAAAGACTTATGAAAACCCTGTGCGTCTTGTAACATTTTATTGTCACCAACATATTTATTAAAAACATTTAATAAATCACTTTGATTTTCTTTTACTTTAGCAGCATCTTTAACATTAAAACGATATTTTTTGTCTCCAACTTTAAAATTAAAACCTTTAAAATTATCGTTAAAAACATTATCTGTTTGTTGTTTAAAATGCTTATTTTGCTTTGCTAATAATTCATCAGCTGATTTTTGCTCTTTATTATAGCGATTGAAAAAATCTATTGCTTTTTGCTGCTCAGGAGCTAACTTAGAACCCAACTTGACTTCTTTGTAATATTGATCCTTAAGGCTTGTTAAAAAGTTTTTAGCATTTGCAACCTCTTCTTTTAGAGCTAATTTTTTTCTTTTTATTTCTCTTTCGTCATCTACCTCATCGTCAAATGAAAAACTATCTTCCATAAGAAATTGTATTTCATCATAACTTAAATGAGGTTTTGTTTGTTTATAATATTCAACTAATAGCGTATTTTCATCTGAGTTAGTATAATCTGCATTTAGTCGAACATAGTCATCTAATGTACCCCCTGTTTCATTCATAAACTTTACTAAGTCTATAATATTTTCAGGATAATCTATTGACTCTTGTGTTTCTTCTTCCTGTAATACTTCTTCTTGTTGCGGTGCGGGGTTGGTAGCTTCAACGCTTCCATCCACTCCTGTTTCGTCAGTATTATCTGTTTCAGTGGTTTCATCGGTTATTTCTTCTAATATTGGTGTTTCTTTTATTTCTTCTTCTTCCTTTTTTTCTTTTCCGGAAGATTCTTCAGTGCCCTCTTCGACGTTTTCTTTTTGAATTTCTTCGCTAGTTTCGGATTCGTCGCGTACAGGAACCTCATCTGTGCTTTGCTCTTGAACGGCATCTGTTTCTTGTTTAGGTTCGTTTAAATTTACTTTATACATTCCAGACTCTTCATCAAAACTTGATGGTTTCTGAACTGCTTCTTCTTTTTCTTGAATAGATGGTTCTTCAGCATCTATTACTTTTGCTTTAATTTCTGCCATAATATAATATTATATAATTGTTTAAAATTTATCTTGGATCAAATTGTTCTAATCCAAAGCCACCAAGGTTATCAAAACCTGCAGATTCAAAATCTTTTGGTGGTGTACCAGATTTTCGCTGGTCAATCAATTCACTTTGTTGAGTTGCTTGTATTTTAGTTCGCTCGTCTTTACGATCTTCTTTATATTTCTCTTTATTTTTAATTACATCTGCTTCAGCCTTTCTAAGCTCCATGTTTAATTGAAACTCGAATTCCATTAATTCTTTTTTAATTGCAGCTTCTCTTTCTAATTTTGCAATATCAAATTGAGATTGAGCCTGCGCAATTTTCACTTTACTTTCTGCAATACCTTGTTGTTTTTGTATATCAGCAGCAGCAGCAGCTTGAGCAGATTGTGCGTTAGACTGAGATTGCGCTTGGATATTTTCCATTTGTATTTGTCTATCGCTCTGGAATTTTTGTTTTCTTCTTAGCTTTAATAATTGATTAGCTAATTTTAAATTTTTAACTTCTCTTACATCAATAGCATCTTCAAGATTTATTTGTTGTTGTTGAATAGCCATTTGAATATTATTTTCTAATAATTGTTTTTCTTCTTCATCGGGAGCTAATTCTAAAAATATACCAAAATCATGCAAATGTAAACTGTATAATTCATCTAAAGTACCCACATTAAATTTACCTAATGACTGTATAAACGATTGTTTACTATTTGCATATTCTAAAACGTCTGATATTCTTAAAGATACAGCTTCTGCTGTTTTTAACGTAAGATATAAACCACCTTGCAATATATGTCTTGTAGCTGTATTGCTATTAGCAGCAGCTAATTTTTGCAAACCAACTAAAGCATTCTTATCAGGTTGACTACCATCTCTAGCTTCATTCAATCCTGTTACATCACGCATATTTTGTAAATAATAATTATAAGATTGTATTAAGCTCGCAATTTTTGTATTACCACCAGAAGCTCTTAATTCTTGAATAGGTACTCTACCGTTATTAAAATCTCCATCTTGAGTCATAGATCTACCAATAACAGAACCTGTTTGAAAATACATATTTAATGCTTCTTGTGGATTGTAATTTGTGCCATTACCTAAATCTACTTCAGCAATACCATCCGCATCTAAAAATACCCCGTCAGGAACCATACGAGATAGCACTTGTTGCAGTTTAAGATGCGTTATTTGAATCATATCTGCAAAAGATGTCATTCTGCTAACCAACGATTCAGGCTTTCCTTTATATATTCTTGGAGCTACAATATTGTAACTCATTTGTACTTTTGTAATATCAGACTTAGGGCGTGTCATGTTAATGCACTTTTGCCATTTTAACATTTTTTCTAAACCAACTATTTTAGCGCCTTCATATAAACATTCAATAGATCTATTTACTTTTTCAAATCTTGATCTTGCATCTTTTGGAGGATCAAACTCGTCTGTTTTTTGTATTGCTTTATCTGCACCCGTAGAAGTTTGTTTTATTTTGTATACTTGATTTTCAAAAGTTTTATATTCAAAATATAATACATGCACATAATTTCTATCTTGACTTTCTGCTGTATATGACTTATTATATAATTTTGAATTACCAGATCCATAACCTTCGATATCTTCTATATCTTCATTTGTTAATTGTGGAAATTGTTTTTTAAGTTCAACAATAGGAACTCTTCTTACTTCACCTACGTAATATATATCATCAAAATATGGAGAATCTGTATAAGAATAAACTATATCAGCCGGATCTACGTATTGTAATTTAATACCTTCAGCTGTATTAAAGCTATTTTTAATACAACCCATACCAACAACAGCAATATCATAATCTACTCTTTTCTTTAGTAATTCATATTTATTTAAATCAAATACATTATTTAAAGCTTGTTCTTGTGCAATTTCAATAGATTGTTTATAACTTAACTGCATATGTAACGATAATTCTTGATCGTTTTCTGGTAGATTTTTTGGGTCTGTTTTGAATGTATCTATACCCATAGCTTCTTTTATCTGAGATTTAAAATCCCTAGCATACATATCGCTCATCATATTTTCTACATATTTTGTTCTTTTTTGTGTAGAAAGATCATCAATTGAATATGCTTTTATATCATATGTTCTTTCAGAAATACCATTTACAACTATATCTACAAATTTAGGTATAATTGGAACTGGTTTCCAATCTAAATTAAGATATGATAAATCACCATTAATAGACAATTCATCTTTATATTTTTGTATACTTTGTTCACCTCTTGCATATAATCTTAACCTATGAAAGTTATCTCTATTTGCAAAGTAACGCGCACTTCCTGAGTCTTTTTTAAACCATTCAGATTCTACAGCTTTAGCAACCTCTAATCCATATTGCAAATCTGCTTTCTCAATGTCGCTTACCGCTTGACTGGGGAAAATACTTCTTGTGGGTATTTTTGCCATTTATTGTATTATTTTTGAAAAATTGCCTTTATTATTGTATTTAGCAAAACTAAAATTTACTTTATTTTTTAATTTATTTACAGGTTTTGGAGCATATAAGTTTTTATTACAAGCCATTATTGCTAATCCAGAACTAATAGCTGCGTCAAATTTTGTTCTTTTATTTATATCAAACTTAGCCCAATCATTTAAAGTGGTATTAAAATACATATCCCCATAATCTCCGTTTCCTTTATTTCCAATATATGAATTTATATAACTTTCTATAGCTGACGCATGTGCTTGCCTTATATCTTCACTCGAGTTTGGTATACCGCCTATTTCTTTTTCAGCGGCTGATAATTTATTCCAAACTTTATCAGGTCTATTCATTGAATAACCTCTGTAGCCTCTTCTTTTTAAATAGTATAATAATCTTGGTTTATTATTTTCTGCAAGTATTGGCATACCATAAAAATGTAATGCCATTAATATATCTTCAAAAAATATTTCAGCAGTTTGAGGCCTAGCTATATACTCAAGAAAAAACCTGTTTGCTGGTACTTCTTCCATGCTAAACTTAGTAAGACCATGCAATGATCCTTTAGATCCTTTGCCGTCGGTAGTTCCTGATATATCATAGCTATCACAGCCAAAAGCGCCAATATGTTCGTTTGCGGGATATTTAACTCCATTTTTATTTATTACTTTATTTTGTAATCTTACTGGTGGCACCCAACTAACATTAAATCTACCATTAGGGTTAGGAACAAATTCTACTTTTGTGTCTTTGATCCCATTTTTCCACTGAAAACTGCCGCAAGTGATAAGAGCATTGTATCTAGCTTCTTCATTGTAGTCAATTTGCTCGTAAATCCTAGCAAGATTAAATATGCTATTTTTAGTTTCATCACGGAAAGCGTGTTCTTCAGTTCTTGGAAATTGTCTATAAAATTCATTTAAACCGTCTTGATCTCCTTTTAAGCCTTCAACTTCATTTTCCCAGTGTTCGATAACTCCGACATCAATATATTGGTCATAGTTATCTTTGACAGGGTTTTCTGGCGTATTGAATACAGGTAATCCATAAGAATCAATGAATCCCTCGAAGTTCCATTCCATAGGTATGAACAAACTATAGAGTCCCGAACGAGTCT